ATACTTGGTGCAAGTTGGCAAAGAACCTGATGTCCCTGAAGTAGTTAATTGGTAATGCATTGGGAATGTAAAAATAAACCAGACCTAACTCAATTTGGATTTGTATATTGTATTACAAATAATAAAACAGGTAAAGCTTATATAGGATGTAAGCAATACTTTAATTATAAAAAAAGAAAGAGAAAATCAGAATCAAATTGGAAAGCATACATGGGATCAAGTAAGCATTTGTTAGAAGATATAAAGAAGATTGGTAAAAAGAATTTTAAGTTTGAAATTATGGGAGAGTTTAAGAACAAGAGAAGCTTGAGATATTATGAATGTTATTATCAAATGAAGTATAATGTCTTGACTAAAACTTTGGAAGGAACAGATGAACCAGCTTTCTATAACAATTATGTAGGTGGAAAGTTTTATAGACCAGTTCAGAAAAGCTGCCATGTTGACTGATGTATCTGTAGATTCCCTGTATGAGCTTACTGAAAAAGATGCACATAAAAGTTTATATCTTGCAGTAATTATTCAAGCTTTGCTGGACATAACTAAACCTGAAGTGGAGGGAGAGGACAATGAAATAAAAATTCAAAGAGATCAGGCACACGCATGGGTTTTTGCTTCAGTTGGAGTTACATGTGATGATTTTGAAACTGTGTGTCATTATGCTGGTCTGGAACCACAAAAGGTCAGAAGTTTTGCATGTGAAGTTATTGTATCAGGAGATGTAGAAAATGTCAGAAGAAGATTTAGTTCCATTATCTACTAAAATAAATCCACTAGATGTACAGGTAGGAGGAGATCACTACAAAGATTGTGCTATACAACCTACAGTTTATTCTCATTATAATAATTTAAATACCTGTGAAGCTAACATTGTAAAATATATAACCAGACATAATAAAAAAGGAGAGGGTAAGGAAGACATACTAAAAGTAATACACTATGCACAACTGCTTTTAGAATTAGAATATCCAGAGGAAGACAAGCAACAAGATTTGTTTAATGATTTAATAGATAGGGGTAGGCATGTTCAAATCAAATCGTAATCCACAGTTCAGATCCAAGTTCAGCGAAGACATTTTTTACACCAAGTATTCTCATGAAGGAGCCGAAACTTTTCATGAGTTGGCCTGTACACTGGTGGAAGATGTCTGTCAAACCAATCTAAGTAAAGACGAGAAGGAAGCCTTGATAGATCACATCTCCAATCTCAGGTTCTTGCCGGGAGGAAGATATCTTTATTATGCAGGTAGAGATAAGAAGTTTTTTAACAACTGCTATCTACTTAAAGCAGAGGAAGATACTAGAGAAGATTGGGCCAACCTCTCATGGAAGTCTGAGTCTTGTCTGATGACAGGGGGTGGTATTGGGGTAGACTATTCTACTTATAGACCAGAGGGACAAACCTTGAAAGGTACTGGTGGTATATCCAGTGGTCCCATACCTAAGATGCAGATGATTAATTCTATAGGTCAGAAGGTTATGCAAGGTGGTAGTCGCAGGTCTGCTATCTATGCTTCTCTGAACTGGAAGCACGATGATGTTGATAAATTTTTGACTGCTAAGAATTGGTTTGATATGCCAGTAGGAAATACAGGTAAGACTTTGTTTGATATTAAACAAGATGATTTTAACTTTCCTGCACCTCTGGACATGACGAACATCAGTGTAAACTATGATACAGAATGGTTATTAAATTATTGGGAGACAGGAGATCTAGGACATGTCTTTAGGACTAATGTACATCAGGCTCTTAGAACAGGTGAACCGGGATTCTCGTTCAACTTCTTTGAAAAAGAAAACGAAACCTTACGTAACGCCTGTACCGAAGTTACGAGTGAAGACGATAGTGACGTATGTAATTTGGGTAGTCTCAACTTTGCTCGTATTGATGATCTTAATCAGTTGCAAGAGGTCGTTGAACTTGCCACAAAATTTCTATTGTGCGGCACTCTCAGAGCAGCACTCCCCTACGAGAAAGTGTATGAGGTTAGAAATTCAAATAGACGTTTAGGACTTGGCTTGATGGGTCTTCATGAGTGGTTGATACAACGTGGACACAAATATGAAACCACACCAGAACTGCATAGATGGTTCAAGGTATATGAAGCGGAGTCAGATAAGATAGCTAGATCTTTTGCCAACACACTTAACGTCTCTGTACCTGTAGCTGTTAGGGCTATTGCTCCTACAGGTACTATAGGTATTCTGGGAGGAACTTCTACTGGAGTAGAGCCTATCTTTGCTGTAGCTTTTAAAAGAAGGTATCTAAAAAATAAACGATGGCACTATCAGTATGTGGTGGACAGCGCGGCACATGAAATGATAGAACTCTATGGTATTAAACCTGAAAGTATAGAGTCTGCTCTTGATCTTGTAACCAATTATGAAAGGAGATTAAACTTTCAGGCAAATGTTCAGGAGTATGTGGACATGGCTATCTCTTCTACTATTAATCTTCCAGCATGGGATACGGAGGATAACAATGAAGGAAAGGTAGAAGACTTTGCTCAGACCTTGGCTAAGTATGCTCACAGGTTAAGAGGATTTACTTGTTATCCTGATGGATGTAGAGGAGGACAGCCTCTTACCAAGGTGCCATACTCTGAGGCTCTGGAAAAATTAGGAGAAGAATTTGAGGACAACATTCAGGCTCATGACATTTGTCAGATAAGTGGCATGGGTGGATCATGTGGAGTTTGATAATGAAAGAGATAGACATAAAAAAAGAATGGATTGAAGAAGCTAACCACAAGTCTGAAGAGATGGGAAAATTAAATAATTCTATAACTTATGGTAAAGGAAATATCAGTGGCTTTCTAGGAGAAATAATAACATTACATTCTCTTTCAGAAGGAGAGATATGTAATACATATGATTTTGATATTTTATATGGAGATAAAAAACTGGATGTTAAAACAAAAAGAACAGGGGTGGTTCCCAAAGACTACTATGATTGTTCTGTAGCATCCTACAATACTAAACAAAAATGTAGTCACTATATTTTTACAAGGATTTTAAATGATCTTACCAAGGGATGGGTCTTGGGATGGATGTCTAAAAAAGATTATTTTAATAAAGCTCGTCTTCTAAAAAAGGGGGAACAGGATGGGAACAATGGCTTTATTGTTAAAGCAGATTGTTATAATCTTCCCATAAATAAATTACATCCTATTGAAATTTTAAAATAAAGGCTTGTCAAATAGATAAAAGTGTAGTATAATATATATATGGAATGCTAATGGTAGGTTCCATAACCTCTTGCTTAATAAGGAGAACGCTATGAATGTAAGACTAGAAGGTGATTGGAAGTTTCTTAACACACCCTCTCTATTAAATTTTGAGAGAAGGGCTATAGGTTATGACAGGTTGTTCAGAAGGATAATGGATATGCCTGAGAACGATAATCAAAATTATCCACCTCATAACCTGATTAAGGAATCGGATACGGAGTTCAAGATTGAATTAGCTTTGGCTGGCTTTACAAAGGAAGAAGTTAAAGTGGTTCAGGAAGAACAAAGATTAACCATAAGTGGAAACAACTCTGACAAGGAGGGCAACGAAAACATTCTACATAAAGGCATAGCAAGCAGAGCTTTCACAAAAACATTTGATCTTGCAGAGAATATCGAAGTCACAGAAGCATCGTTTGAAAATGGGATGGTTATCATCAAGCTCAGACAGGATATTCCAGAAGATAAAATGCCGAAGCTCATTGAATTTAAATAAGGAGATGGGAGGGCATTCACTGAATGCCTTCCCTTTTTATGGAAAAGATAAATGAAAAAACCTATAAAAGAAACAGGTAAATGGATATTCAAAGGATATATTGTATGGTCTATATGCGCTGATCTTTTTCTTCTTTGGGGATTTTTATATTTGGTTTTGAAATACGGATAAGGAGACTACTTTGAGAAAAGATGAAAAAATAAATACAGTTTTTATAGGCTATGATCCCAAGGAAAAATCTGCCTGTACTGTATTGAAATATATTATCAAGGCAAACTCTCCCAAGCCTATTCATGTTAAATTTCTTAGGAAAGATATTCTTGAATTGATGGGAATGCACTATAGACCTTATGAGATTGTCAATGGGCAGTACATAGATAAGATAGATCAAAGACCTTTCTCTACTGAGTTTAGTTTTAGCAGGTTTCTGATACCAGCCTTAATGATGTATGAAGGATGGGCTTTGTATATGGATTGTGATATGTATCCTCGAATAGATATCAATGAAGTCTTTGAAGAATACAACGATGACTTCTTTCCTCTCTACTGTGTTAAACATAAGTATGAACCTCTTGATCAATATAAGATGGATGGTAGAGAACAGACGAGCTATCCAAGAAAGAACTGGTCAAGCTTTGTTCTTTGGAATTGTGGTCATAAATTAAATAGAAAGATAACTCCAATGGAAGTTAACAACAGATCAGGATCTTATCTACATCAGTTTAAATGGTTGCCTGATAAAGATAGTGCTATAGGAACTATGCATGAGGAATGGAATTGGCTGGATGGTCATTCATCTGAAGAGATAGAACCAAAGAATGTACACTTCACAACAGGTGGACCTTGGTTTAAGGAGTGGAGTGTTAAACGTCCTATTGATGGACAGTATGCAGCCGAATGGAATGTAGATTATTCTTACTTATTATTGAGAGATAAAATAGATGAAGTATAAAATTGTTACAGCCTTTGACGAAAACTTTTTACAACACAGTACTATTAATCTTCTTAATGAGTTTAAGAATAACTGGGATAGTTCTTTAGAGTTTCATTGTTATTATCATGATCTGGATTTAAGTAATTATTCCTTACCTAAGTCACCTAACATACACTATCATAATCTTATGGAGATAGAAGATTATCCAAAGTTTCTTAAAGCTTTTGCCAAGCATGATGTTTTTCATCTTCAAGTCTAGCCAGTAAAAGCATTCCTTCTCTTATATTAAATGCAAACCCATTCTTCTGTTGCTGATCTATAATAGCCCTAACTTTTCTTTCCATTTCATAAGAGCGTATGGAAAATTTCTTCCCTTCTTTTTCCATAGTCTTGGCGAGCTTGCTGGTTAACTCCGTATCCTTCTTGCAATACTCCAGCATCTCTGGACTGTAGTATTTAAATTCAGTCATATTTCCTTTGGGAAAGTGAAGTCTTTCTCCCCATGCCTCAAGAGAATGTCCTCCCTCCCTGATGGGATTATATAATTGAGATTCAATAAGAGTATCCCTGACCTGAGACAATTTAATATTAGATCCTGTTAACCTGTTCAGTATAGGAGCATCAAAGCTGATACCATTATGCATAATGAACTGATCTATTTGTCCAGACCATTCAGCAAACTGATTACACTCTTCACCAACCCATACCTTTTCCTTATCAGAAGAGTAAGACCTAGCTACTATGCAATGTATCTTTGTAGCATTAAGATCATCTGTTTCAATATCAACTACTGCTATTGTCATATGTCATATCCGTTTGATAAATATCTCTAACATCAATACGAAAGAATAATTTATTGGTATCATGAATTTGTTTTGCTTCAGCATTTAAAATAATATCCGCTGGTACATGCCATGCCTTCTTTAAGTCTTTACTAAAAATAATAAATGTAAGTAGTTCATTCTTATACTTCTGTTGCCAAACATCAAGAACCTTTTTATTTTTATAAGGTATCCTTAACTCTGTCCATTGTGTAGGCCATGTACCTACCCATCCCTCCTTGACCTCAACCATATAAAAAGATTTAATTCCATTGCCGTTGGCTTCTCCTTCTATATCAAAGTCTTGATGAGTCCAATCCGATTTAATAATTAAATCTGGTATGTTTTTGGTTAACCATCCTGTCATTTGATTGATTGATGATGTTCTTATATCAGATTTTTTCTTCATTGTCAACCCCATATTCAATTAAGTCTATTACTTTTACACCTACCAAGTAGGGTATTACACCTCTAGCACCCCACTTTGGCAAATTATAACTTACAGGATAATAAGCAACCTCTACTTTAGAACCATTACCAATATACTTACCATGAAAAGGATTTGAGTTACAATCTTCTACATAAATATTATTTAATGAACCATCTCTATTCTTAGCCCCAATCTTAATTTTGATAAAGTCTCCTCTCTCATCCTGTTTATTATCAAGAAAACGTCTACGTTCAGTTCCATCTTCTAATAAATCTACTCTTTCAATTTTATCATCTTTTAAAATCTTCTTACTCTTAGCATCAAGATTACAAACGTCTATCCTCCACTCACCATCAGGATTATATATAGTGTGTGGTGTAATTACATGTGACCAATAAGCTTCTCCATATATAACAGATATTTTATCCCGTTGTTCTTTTGATAGTTTAGAAATAACATCTTCTTTTGTAACTGTATTTATAATACTCTTAAAGTATTCTCCTACTTGTATAACCTGATCTGGTGTGGCATTAGACATTATTTGATTAGCTATCTTAGATACCCATTGAACATTACCTTTTATATAACCTAACTCAGGAACAATTCTATCTAAAGACGGTGCATTAGAACCGTCTAATTTTTTTAATTTAATTCCTAATGCTGGACATTTACCATCTTTAGGATAGATATTTTCTACATATTCTTCTGTTAAATTAAAATCTATATTAAATTTTTTAGCTCTTTTCTTTGCATCTCTAATAGTAAACCAAAAAGGTTTATCTAAATATCTTTGTTTAGATTTTTTTCTATAATATTCTACACTACCCATTTTCATTCTCCATAAAAGGATTGTCAACCTGCTTCATTCTACCTGTGTCCCTGTCATAATACAAGTAACAGGCAATACCAGTGTCGCCAGAGTACCTGTTCTTCAGTACCCTGACTGTAGTTGTGTTGGCTTGTTGTTCGTCTTCTGCCTGTTGATTACGTTCCAGAGCTATCACACTGTCGGACAGATGAGCAATGCTTGCTGATCCCCTCAGATGAGAGAGAGATACTTCCCTGCCATCCTCATGTCCTTTGTCACCAGTAGGTCTGCGAAGATGAGAGACAAGCAGAAGACCAATCCCTGTCTCTTCCACCAGAGATCTTAACTTAGTCATAAGAACATCAATGGATTTTCTTTCATCCCCAAACTCTTCATTCCCTGATACCAAGATGGATAGATGATCCAGAAAAATCCACTTACAATCCAGAGCCTTAGCCATGTACCTTACCCTGTCCAGTATCTCATCGTTAGATATAGATCCAAAATGATCGAAGGCAAAAAACCTTTTACTGTTAATAGTTTTGTCCTGCCATTCTCTCATCTCTTCCTTGGAATATTTTTCCCTGACTTCCCTAATATACAACCTAGCGTTGGCTTCCACCGACATAATATTAAATGCTGTATTCTTGGTGTTCTCCTCCATGCATAACAACCCAATGTTATCCTTGGTGATACTCATAATATGATGCATCAGTTCCCTGATGACACTGCTCTTACCCATGCCAGCACCAGAAGTAAAGCATACCAGTTCCCCTGTCCTCATGCCATAGGTCTTGTCGTTCATCTTAGACCAAGGATAAAGACATGTCTCACAAAACTCTTCCTCATACAGACTGTCTCCCAGATCCGCCAGATTTATAATCCCTGCTGGTGTATAGGTCTTGGCATTCCACCATGCCTGACTAAACTTTTCCTTCTGTCCAGCCTTGAGATATTCATTAGGATCTTTAAGATCCAGAGACATAATCCTGCATTTGTTAGGTTCAAACAACTGTGCTACTTTCTGAGCCGCGACCTTCCCCTGCTCATCATTGTCAAAACACAGTACCACATTTTCAAATTTACTTAGATATTCCAGAGATCTTTTACAGTTTTCTTCTGCACTAGGCGCGCCATTCTTGATACTAACTACAGGCCACTTGCTCCCCA